ATGGGAAAACAATCGAGGGCTCCCACCCGGGATGAAGTTTTACAGAAAATGTGCGACATCGCTCAGGTCAGGGTCAATGATGCGGTACGGTTGGCCTACCTGTCAGAAGAGCAGGCGGATGAACTGGCCGGGCTGGATCTGTCTGCTCTGACCGAGTTCAAGCGCAGCCCCTCCGGGGCGGTGGAAATCAAGCTGGCAGATCGGCTGGCGGTACTGGAAAAGGTGCTGGAACTGCTGGAGGGTGACAAGCCCTCCGGAGGGGAGCAGTTCTTGCGGGCTTTTCTGGAACAGGGCCAGAAGGACGGCTGAAGCAGGTGGAAGTCAAAACATTTTCTCCCAAGCAGAAACGGCTGTTACTGTGGTGGTGCCGCAAAGACGACCGGCATCACGATGCCGTAATCTGTGACGGGGCTGTGCGCAGTGGCAAGACACTTTGTATGGGTCTTTCCTTTCTTTTTTGGGCCATGACGTGCTTTAACGGACAGGGGTTTGCCCTGTGTGGAAAGACCATACAGTCTGTGCGGCGCAACCTGCTGCGGGAACAGCTGCCACTGCTGAAACAGCTGGGTTTTGAGTGCCTGGAACAGGTCTCACGCAATCAACTCACTGTACGGCTGGGCGGGCGCGAGAATGTGTTCTATCTGTTCGGTGGAAAGGACGAGGGGAGCGCCGATCTGATTCAGGGACTGACACTGGCTGGGGTGCTGCTGGATGAGGTAGTACTTATGCCCCGCTCCTTCGTGGAGCAGGCCTGTGCCCGCTGTTCGGTGGAAGGGGCAAAACTTTGGTTTTCCTGCAATCCGGAAGGCCCGGAGCACTGGTTCTACAGGGAGTGGATCTGTCGAAAAGAACACCGGAATGTCCTATATCTCCACTTCACAATGGCAGATAACCCCTCCCTGTCTCCCCGGATCCGAGCACGCTACGAAACCATGTTTCAGGGAAACTTTTACCGTAGATTCGTGTTGGGAGAATGGGTGGCGGCACAAGGGCTTGTGTACGACTTTTTCCAAAAGGAAGCCTGCCCCCCACCGCCGGAAGGAGAAATAGAGAGCTGGTATATCTCCTGTGATTATGGCACGGTCAATCCGGCATCCTTCGGTCTCTGGGGGCTGCTGGATGGAGTTTGGTACCGGGTAGCGGAGTATTACTACGACTCGCGAAGTCAGGGCCAACAAAAGACAGATCAGGAGTATGCCCGAGAGCTGGCCCGCCTGGCAGGAGGAAGGCGGATCCGACAGGTGGTGGTGGATCCGTCGGCCGCCAGCTTTATCGAGCTACTGCGGCGAGAAGGTTGGAGTGTGGTCAAGGCAAAAAATGACGTGTTGTCCGGAATACGGACTACGGCCCGGCTGCTGCAAAACGGCTCATTGGTGATTTGCAACAGCTGTCCGGATGCCATACGTGAGTTTGGCCTGTACCGATGGGACGAGGACGGCTCACAGGATCGCGTCCGCAAACAGGATGATCATGCCATGGACGACATCCGGTATTTCGCCGCGACCATCGCCGGACCAGGAACACATGACGTACCCACCTTTGCCGGAAGTGTGTACCGGCGCAACAGAATGTAAAAAGGAGAAACACGGATGAAGTTTTTTCAAAGGAAATCGCCCAAGGTGCAGGGAGCCGCGGTTCAGGTGCGCAATACCACCGGACACCCCTTCGGCCCGTTGCAGCAGTATATCCCTCTCCAAGGCGGCGAAAGCCAGATCTACCGGGCCATTCGTGAGGCTGTGCCCATTGTGGACGCAGCTATTCTGAAACTGATCCGCCTGTGCGGCGGTGTCAGTGTCCTGTGCGAGGAACCTCGGGCACAGGATGAAATGAATCGATTCCTCAAATCCGTGCCCGCAGGTCGGGGGCAGCGGGGAATTCAGGCTTTTTTGGACGGATATCTGGACTGCCTGTTTACCTGCGGCCGGGCCGTGGGCGAGATCGTCCCCGACTGCGAAGGGCGTGAGATTGCCGCACTGCTGTGGTGCGATCCAGAACACGTGGAAATTCTGGATGGCGAAACACCGCTGGATTTCCGTCTATGCCTGCGCACAACGGGACAGCCTGAACCCCTCCCCTGTCAGGAACTACTGCTGTTCACTCCCCTCCAGCCGGAAGCCGGAAGCCCCTACGGTGTTTCTTTGCTGCGCTCCATGCCTTTTATGGCGGAGATTCTGCTGAAAATTTATCAGGCCATCGGACTGAACTGGGAACGGGTGGGCAATGTGCGCTTTGCCGTGGTTTGCAAAAACACGGATGGCGATGAGTTGTATGCCCAGGAACGCTGCGAGCAGGTAGCAAGCGAGTGGAGCCGGGCCATGCAGACGTCCGGTCAGGGCGGTGTACGGGACTTTGTAGCTATGGGGGATGTGGATATCCGGGTTATCGGTGCAGACAACCAGATTCTGGACAGTGAAGTGCCTGTGCGTCAGATTTTAGAGCAGCTGATCGCCCGCACGGGGATCCCGCCCTTTATGCTGGGGCTTTCCTGGTCCTCCACGGAGCGCATGAGCAGTCAACAGGCCGATCTGATGACCAGCGAGATCACCGCGATTCGACGTAGCCTGGAGCCGGTGGTGGAGCGCATCTGCGAGACCTGGCTGCGCGTACATGGCTGGGGAGGCAGCGTTCAGGTGGTATGGGCCGACATCAACCTGCAGGACCAGGTGGAAGAGGCCAGGGCAGAACTTTACCGCCGTCAGGCGGACAATCTGAAAGCGGAGGCAGAAGAATGAACGTAAACAAGCAGGCCCACTGCGGCGGCACCGCCGCGGTGGATGAGCAGGAGTTGAGTCAGATCAACCGCTTCAGCCGAAAACAGCTAACGGCTGATGAGGTGTATACCTTTGCCGTACGGCTGTGCGACAACGAGGTGGACCGTGACGCAGAGCGCTTTGAAAACGACACACTGGACGGACTGGCGGAACTTTTCGTGGGCAAGACCGGCATCTTCGACCACAATTGGGCCGCAGCGGGCCAGACGGCCCGGATCTATCGGACCGAGGTGGTGGATGAGCCCGGCGTACTGACCGCGGTTGGTGATCCCGGACGCTATGTAAAGGGCTATGCGTACATTCTGCGCACCCCGGGCAACGAGGAGCTGATCGCTCAACTGGAGGGCGGTATCCTGAAAGAGGTCAGTGTAGGCTGCGCGGTAGGCCGTTCAGTGTGTTCCATCTGCGGCAAACAGGCAGGCAGCTGTTCTCACAAGAAGGGTGAGCGATACGAGAACAAGCTGTGCTACACCAAGCTGGAAGGTGCGGTGGATGCTTTTGAATGGTCCTTCGTGGCCGTTCCCGCTCAACCCAAGGCCGGGGTAATGAAAACAAAAGGAAAGAGCCTGACTCTGAAGCAGCTGGCACTGAAACACGGCTGTCAGAATGAGCTGGATTGTCTGGAACAGGAGGCCGCTCTGGGCAGAAAGTACCTGGCCGGGCTGCGCCGGGAGGTGGTCCGCCTGTGCGGACTGAGCAAGGACGATGTGGATCACCGGATGATGGAGCGCATCGCCGAAAAACTGGAGGAATCGGAACTGCTGGAATTGAAGCGTGTCTACGGCGGACAGGCTGCCAAGCGTTTTCCTGTGATGACCCAACTGGAGCATCACACGCAGACTGCGGCGGTCGGCGGTGCTGACGGCGCGTTTTTGATTTGAGCGGAACCGAACTCATATTAAAACAGGAGGAAACACACATGAGCAAGATTTCTTTTGAGGACATTGGCAACCTGATGGCCACCTTTTATATCGAAGAGGGTGTGCAGGGCGGTCAGGTGGTCAAGATGACCGGAAACGGCACCGTGGGCCCCTGCAGTGCAGGCGACCTCTTCTGCGGTGTGGCCGGAATGCCCCGAGCCGGTATTGCCGGTGTTCAGGTTGGTGGTTTTGTCAGCGTACCCGCTACCATGCCCCTGAGTGTGGGCATGGTCAGTCTGGTGGCTGACGGCAAGGGCGGCGTGAAGACCGGCGACGGCATCACCGTTCTGGTTGCCGAAGTTGACACGGTGAAAAACACCGCCGTAATTTGTCTGTAAGGAGGAAAAAAGGATGGCATATCAGTTTGACAATCTGAAGCTGGAGAAGGGTATGTACCATGAGGCGGGCAAGAGCTTTACTCAGGTGCTGGAAAGCATGGACCCCGACCAGCAGTACAAGGGCACTGCGCTGGAGGGTCTGGACGCCTTTCAGCGTCAGCTCAAGCGTTTTGACATCAAGGTGAAGGGTGCAGGCAGCGACGTGGTGGAGAAGTTCTTCCGCACCGCCGACTCCGCTGTACTCTTCCCCGAGTACATCGCCCGCAGTGTGCGTCAGGGCATGGAGGAGCAGAACCTGCTGCCCGCCATTACCGCCGCGGTGACTCGCTTTGACGGCATGGATTACCGCTCCATCACCACCGAAGCCGGCGGCGAGGACAAGAAGCTGCGCCATGTGGAGGAGGGTGCAGTCATCCCCAGCACCACGGTGAAGGTTCAGGACAATCTGGTCAAGCTTCACAAGCGCGGCCGTATGCTGGTGGCTTCCTATGAGGCCATTCGCTATCAGAAGCTGGATCTGTTCTCTGTGACCCTGCGCCAGATTGGTGCCCACATCAACCGCATGCATCTGGAGGACGCCATTGAGGTGCTCATCAACGGCGACGGCAACGGCAATGCTGCGCAGGAGTACTCCGTTTCCTCCGGCGGCACGCTGACCTATGAGGATCTGGTGGACTTCTGGGCCAAATTTGATCCCTATGAGATGAATACCCTGCTGGTGAGCAATGACATGATGGTCAAGATGCTCAAGCTGCCCGAGTTCCAGAACCCCATGACCGGTCTGAATTTCCAGGGCACCGGCAAGCTGACCACCCCCCTGGGTGCCACGCTGCTGCGCACCTCCGCCCTGCCCGAGGGCAAGATCATCGGTCTGGATCGCAACTATGCACTGGAGATGGTGCAGGGCAGCGACGTGATGATCGAGTACGACAAACTCATCGACCGTCAGCTGGAACGCGCCGCCATCACCAGCATCAGCGGCTTTGCCAAGCTGTTCCCCGATGCGTCCAAGGTGCTGAGCGTGTGATGACCCAGCGCATAATGGAACTGGCCCGCACCCTGGGCCAGACCGCCGAGCAGGAAGAGGAGCTTCTGGCGACCCTGTGTGCCGCGGCGCAAACGGAACTGACCGCAGCACTGCGGGATGATGTTTGCCCCGGTGACTGCCCGGAAGCCTTTGCTCTGGCCGGGGCATGGCTTGCACTGGCAGGGCTGGAGATCAGCCGTGAGGCCGGACAGGCGGAGTCCTTTCGGGCCGGCGACGTGACTGTTCAGCAAGGCAACGCAGCCCAAAAGGCCAGGCTGCTGCGTGGGCAGGCAAAGCAGCTGATGTCTGCCTGGACAAAGGATCAGCGGTTTTTGTTCTATGGAGTGTGAAGACATTGATACAGGGAAGTTTCTCCCGTATTCTGACCCGATATGGTCAGGATATGACAGTATACACACAGGCAGCACCTGAGGGCGTTTGCGTGCGCGCTTTTTTTCAGCCTATGCGTGAGAAGGGAACGGAGCAGTCCGTTCCCTCTCCCCTGGGCCGGATCAGTCAGGACCGTTTCTTATATCTCGGCCCTCCTGAGCCCTGTCTGGATGAAGTCAGTCTGGTGAAGGTGGGGTCGCAGGTTCTGCAGGTGCAGGGGACGCATCTTATTTATACGGGGGCACAGCCTGTCTACCGCTGGGCTGTTCTAACACCCAGTACCCGGGAGGTGGTCGAATGAAGGCAGATGGAATACAGGAACGTTTAGCCGAGTTTTTCCGCGAGCGGGATATCGATGCAATTGCCTCATGGCCAGAGGATCCCAGAACAGATCCCGGCCGCCCGAGAGTCCTCGTTTCTTTGGAAAAGATGACCTGTTCCCCGGCGGGCATGCAGAATTATCTGGGCCAGTGGGTGAACGAGGCCACCGGGCAGGAAACAGAGCTGTACGGGCACAGCGTGCACTTGAGTTTTCTTCTGGATATTCTGTCTCTGCCTGAAACTGGAGCGCAGGCCTGCCGGGAGCTTTTTGACCGCATGTTGGTGGTCCTGCAGAAGGAAAAACCCATTGCTCTGAGCGTACAGGAGCTGAACAGCGAAGAACTGGAATATGACGGGAAGGACGGTTTGCTGAGGCTGCGCTGTCACCTGGAGTGCATCGGTTGGCTTTGCACTCAGGGTGATGAGGCAGGCACCTTCCTGGACTTCACTTTGAGAGGAGATATCAATACATGAGCATCACAGTACATGAGCGGCCGGGGGTGTATTCCACCTATGCTGCCTCCTCTGCGGTAAGCGGAAGCGCAGGGAAGAAAAATGTCGGTCTGGCCGTCAGAATGGAACAGTCCGAAAAGACCGTGTGGACAATCAACACCTATCAGGATGCAGTCGCTGCCTTTGGTGTCGAATCAGGGAACAACCCCTCGCAGCTGGCCAAGCTTCTGTTTCAGAACGGCGCGGCGCAGGTAATGGTATTCCCTGTGGCCGGAGACACTTTGAGCGATTACCGGACCGTTTTTGACCGCATGGAATCGGCGCAGGATCTGGCGGTAATCGTGTGCGACAGCACACAGCTGGATGTGCAGCAGGCACTGCGTGACAGCGCACATGCCGCATCCCAGGCACAGTGTGAGCGCATTGCTGTGGTGGCTGGCACGGCAAATGCCACTATGTCCGAATTGGTGGAACGGGCCGAAAATCTGAATAGCGAGCGCGTGGTCCTGGTCGCCCCCGGCTGCATCAGCACTGAGGGCACGGCTATGGACGGGATTCAGGTAGCAGCCGCCGTGGCCGGTGCCATTGCAGGCGAAACAGATCCCGCCGTGCCTCTGGGCGGTGCTCAGCTGACCGGGCTGAACGGATTGAATCAGCAGCTGCGCGAAGAAGAGTTGGATGTGCTGATTCGGGGCGGTGTAACCGCGGTGGAGTCGGTTGGCGGCATTGTGAGTGTGGTGCGTGGTGTGACCACCCGCACGAGCACAAACGGCGCTGCGGACAGTACATGGCGAGACCTTTGCGCCATTCTGGTTGTGGACGATGTGATTCCCACCATCCGCAACGCGCTGAAAAGCCGATTCCGCCGGGCAAAAAACACGGCGCAGAGCCGGGGTGCCATTCGCTCCCAGGTCGTGCTGGAGCTGGAAAACAAGCTGGCCCGCGAGATCATTACCGGTTATGAGCAGGTACGTGTGCGCGCGGATGAAGAGGATCCTACCCGGTGCCTGGTGGACTTTGCCTTTACGGTCACTCACGGCATCAATCAGATCTGGCTGAGCGCCCACATCACGGTATAAGGAGGGATATATATGACGATTACCGGATTTCCCACCAGCAGTGATATTTATCTGGAAGTAAACGGAACGAAAGTAGCTGTGGTGCAGAGCTATACCGCCAAAGCAACCAAAACCAGCACACAGGTAGAGGCCTTTGGTGAAAAGGAACCGGTGGCCACGGTCGCCGGTCCGGTGAAGCACGTGCTGGAGCTGTCCCGTCTTTATGCCACAGACAACGCGATCCGGGACGGGATTGATTTTTATTCTCTGGAGGGCTTCTCGCTGGTGATTTGCAAACCTGACCGCAGAATCATTTATTCTGACTGTCAGTGGAGCGCCATCAACGAAGAGGCAGGCCTTGGCAATATGGTGATGGAAAAGGTCACAGTGGTGGCATCCAAGCGCATTGAGACGGAGGTGTAACCATGCACAGTGGTCTTTTAGGCGGTCCCTCCCAGTTGGAGCTGGAGGACGGCAGACATCTGCGTCTGCTCAGCGCCATGGAGGTGCTGGAGGCCAGAAGGGAGGCCCAGTGGCTGGCCCGGGACGGGCTGGAGCGCGCTCTGTGTTCCAACGCTTGCCTGCTTGCGCGGGCTGTGTTAAGGAACGGCCGGCCTGAGTTCCGGGACGGAAGTCAGGTGCTGAAGCAGATGACGGCCGAGGAAATTGGAGCCCTCGCCGGACGATGGTCCGGCTTCAATGCACAGGTCAATCCCGGACTCAATGCCACAGATGAACAGATAGACGAGTTAAAAAACGTCTGGAGCACGCCCGGGAAGAGCGGCTGTACTGGCGCGTGCTGCGATCCTTTTCAGCCCTGCCCACGGAAGATCGCGTCCGAGCGATGA